ACCTTTACTTTACTACCTTTACTTTACTACCTTTACTTTACTACCTTTACTTTACTACCTTTACTTTACTACCTTTACTTTACTACCTTTACTTTACTAAAGTGTGAGAACTATGAGAACGGAACTTCAGCTGTTTCTGTTTCATTTAGAATTTCGAATATATTTCCATCAAAAATTTTCTCACAGAAATCAGATATCTGTGGGTAAAGTTTGGACCACACTATTCTTGGGCGAATTTTCTTTTCACATAATTGACCAAATGTTTCTTTTTTTGTTATACGTACATTCTTCCAGTTTTCTGAAGAAGATGGTAAATTTATTCTATAAAGTACAAATTTATTGTCCATCCATTTCACCGCGTCTAGGAAATATAATGTGTCCCACTGGGAACTTGGAGAAAAAGACGATGGACCATTTGAAGAAAAGGATTTACATTCTTGTTTTCCTTCTATTTTAGAAAACAAATCACCTCTCTCACAGTTCCAATCTGACGTTGTATCCCCTTTTTTATGTAATATAAATTTTATGATGTTCTCACTTATGTCTTCTGGAAAATTCGGCAATCTAAATTGTATTTTAAGAAGTTCAGAACTTCTTTTTCTATTAAAAACATACGATTTATGTATAATATATTGTTTTTTAAGTATATCTAACGTGTATTTTCCTGCGAATCTCTTTCCTAGTCTCTTTTTTATACTGTACATTATATACTATATTTTTTTAATTTTTTAAACTGTTTTTTCATTTTTATAAGAACCCTGTTATATAAATTCTATCGTTGTATGGATTTTTTTGGAAACTACAAATCGTTACATCGTTAGGGAACAATTCAAATACGTTATCTAACATCTGTAAGAGACAGAACGTGATAACAACTGTTATTTTTTTAACCATTATACTTTAAAAATAAAATAAATTTAGCTATTAATGAAAAATCTTTTAAAAACACCGAGAACAAAAAAGAAAACACTGAAAACAAAAAAGAAAACACTGAAAACAAAAAAGAAAAAAGTTGTCAAGAAAAAAATGATGGAATGGTTCGGAAAAAAACCAATTAATTCATTAAAAAAAAATGTAACTCACATTCGATCAAAGAGAGGTAAAGGCTGGGCAGATATATCCAAGAAACTGGATAGAAGTAAAATGCCAGCTAAATATTTTTTACTTCCAAAGGAAAAAAAGTTCCCAGTTTACACTCAAACTGGACAGATATCTTGCAAGGCAATACAGTCTGCTATACTTAGAGCCAGAATTTTATATAGTAGACTCAAAGATTCTAAATACAACACTGTGTTAAAAAAAGCGAAGAGGCTTCTTTTGAAACATAGTTGCAATAAAGTTTAGTACCATACACATGATAGTTTTATGTTTTTTCTTATTAGTTTTATGTTTTTTTCTGGATTTAGTTGTATCAATGAAAAATTATAATTCACGTGACCTTTATCTAAAGTAGCTGATTCGCAACTGCAATCTGTGTTAGCCTTTATGTTATGAACAGTTTTCATGTATATTACAATATAATCCAAACATTTACTTATAAATCCAATAAATTGTGGGTATTCTCCGATGTATTCGTCTGGTAAACTGTATATTTTCCAATAAACAAAAGTATTAGTACTGCTAACTTTTTTGAAATCTTCACTGTGTATACAGGACTCGCATACATTTTCCACTAATGTAAAAGTTTCATTCCTTATCCATGTATTATTATAAGGAATTTTGAATGGACATGGGATACAGAAATACTCAAGTTCATTGATTATCCTTTCTTCTGGAATATTTGGAGGAATGAAGAGTGTTCCTTCTCTAAGAAAATCCAATATAACTTTAAATATATCAGGACTTCGGTCTATGAATATTTCATCCTTTTTCGATTCAGAAAAATGTCCATCCAACATACGATCCAAAACATTTCCAGAAATGTTTTTGATTGTGCTTCTTGTAGTGACAAAAATAGTTCCTCCACAATTTATTGTTATTTTGTTGTTCATCTTAACTACGTAGATAAAAAATTTTTAACAACAAAAATTGGTAAAAAAATTTTTAACAACAAAAATTTACTCTGTAAAAGACTGAACAAATGAAATGTCTGCGATACATGTGCGCGACAAATTTTCATCATCGTATTCTTGGTCATTTGACATTTTGGTTTGATCACCGTATTCTTGGTCATTTGACATTTTGGTTTGATCGTTATACGATCTAAACTTTTCCTTATCGAAAACGATATAATTACCTTGTATAACTGTAAGAATCAATTTCCAATTATTTCTATATTTTGGATTTGAGAGATCTTTTTGAATACTCAATTTAAGATTGAAATTATTGTAATATTCGTTGCATTTATTGATAAATACAGAATCAGAATAAAACTTAGAAACACTGAAATTTATATCGACTAGATTACCAGTTTTCTGATCGCGTCTTTTAGGGATTTCCATTCCGGATGGAAACGGAATATTATTCTGGTCTCGTTTGATATTATTGAACCAGTAATAACTATTATATATAGGATAATCAATACCATTATCCATGTCTGTAACAATCATTTTATCCTTCGATGAAAAAGCACAAGCTATGTCTTCTTTACTCATAAGAGTGCATTCTAAAACAACACTCATAGCAAACTCCCTACATTTTTCAAAACAATTATCCATCATTTTCTTAGAAAATTGGCTCTTTGGTTTCTGAAGAATCTTGAGTTGTTTCTTGAAGGATTCGATCAGTTTATCCTGTTCTTCAGCTTTTTTCTGATCATGTTGACGAATTAGATCCTCCATTGCTAATTTATTTTCTTTTTGAATAAGTTCGTAAATGGTATCGTCTATCGTCATTTTTACATTATTTCAATTTGTATTCTTAAATGGTTTATTTTTGTAAAAAAAAGAAGAAAAAGACTTAAAAATATAATCAAGCTATACTTACAATGAACGAATATACCGGTTGTGTTGATTGGTTCAATAAATCAAAAGGATACGGTTTCGTAATCAATTTGCAAAACGACGAAAGGGTATTTGTTCATCACAGTTCGATACATACAACTGTTCCTTGTTACAAACAATTGTTTCACGGAGAGTATGTAAATTTTACAATCATCTGTGGTAAAAACGGCACACAGGTTGGAAAAATCACAGGTATTTTAGGGGGGAAGCTTTTATGCGAATCTATTTATAATCGTAAAAAAAATGGAATCAGAGCTATGTCTCCAATTCAAAAATCTTAAATTAAATAAATTCAAATTTTCCGATTACTTTTATAACGAACCAGTGTATATAGAAATAACAAAAAATATAAATTCATCATTTGATTGTTTTATCAAAAATGGAACTTTTAATAAATTTTTAATCGAACAACAAATCTTTCACGGCGTTGTTCATTTTGTATATAGTGTAACATCGTGGAAATGTAAAATCAAATTTAACAATTACGAAAGTGAAGATATTAGAAATTACGTTATTAATTTTATTGAATACGATAGAATATTGAAATAATTGGCTATATTATATAATGGTGAGATTCAATCCGGTAGTTTATATTTACGAAATAAATAATAACAAAATAGAACACATTCAAAATACCAAAGTAAAGGAATTTGATGGGGTATCAGAATGTAACAAAATTTTTGAGGATATAATTGTTCACGTTATAAACCGTAACGTCGAAAATGCAATAAGTATCTTGAATAATTACAAAGGCGAAATTTTTAAAATTCATTGTATGAAAAATAATCTAGATGATCTTTTACATAGAATGATTTCTTCTTTTTTGTTACTAAAACACATTGTTCCGATTTTGTCAAAAGGTGGTGGAAGGAATCTATTTATAGAATTAAACTATGAAAACTTAAAATACATTCACGAATTAAGAAAAAAATATTTTACCGAGTGATGCCGAATCAAGATGACCCTGATAGGTCTCTACGAGACGGTACTCGGTTTGTACGATTATACATTTCAATTGACTGTGGTGGTCGTCTACTACCCCTTGACCCGGATAAAGGATTACTAATTCCAGTTCCTTTTATGCTTCTTGGCTGAACGGATCTTTTAGGAGTTGTTATAATAGAAAAAGAACTTGTTACTACTGCTGGGGCTGCTGCTGCTGGGGCACGTTGTGTTGATGTACCTGTTCCACGATTAAATATTTTATTAAGTGCACCCGATTGAGCCATCATGTATATACAAGCCATTATAATTCCAGCAATCATGATAAACGTAAGATTAACACCGATGTTTTTTTGTGTTACTTCCGATTCAGCTTTCTCATCTACTTGAGTTAAAAATTTAGATATTTCTTTACTATTCATTATACTCGTTGTGATTTGTTTAACCGTTGATTCTATACTAATGTATTGACTTAGGTCAAATTTTTGTCCTGGATAACACACTATTGGTCCTGATACATTGAGATCTTTTTTTTGCACAAATGTGTTGTGATTTTTAATGCTTGTTTTGATTTTATCAGAAACAGAATTGACGAAATCCTCGTTGATATACTTATTCGTTATATTCTCTATGTCAACTTTATTTCTCTGGGAGATATTAAATTCTTTATTTAATTGTTCGACTTTTGTCTTAATATCAGACCGAATTTCATCAGCAAGTTTTTTTACCGCTTCGTCGGTGAATTTAGAATCTACGAAACTATATAAGTTTGTTTTTAGCGTGATGGTCTGACCTGCTGAGAAAGTGCATCCAGTTATTGAATCAGCTTGAATTGTTATGACCTGGTCAGCCGTATTTATTACCTCCTGTGTAGAGTCAATTTCGTTTAGAACGTTGGATATCGATTTCGTTATTATTTCATTTGTACTTTCTTCCAGCTTTTTACTGTAATTCGAACCCATTATTATTAATAATTATTTTTTTTTTTATAAAATGAAAACAATGGTGTTTTAATCATCATACTGTTCGCTATCACTGTCCGATTTCTGACTGTTATCTGACTTTTGAATATTTTCATCTGAATTTTCTCCGTCTGAATTTTCTCCGTCTGAGTTTTCCCCATCTGAGTTTTCTTGATTCGAGTTTTCTTCATTCGAGTTTTCTCCGTGCGAGTTACTATTATTCTTATTGTCCGATTTTTTAATTTCGATATCACCTTCCCCGATAGATTCAATGTCTGTCTCTTTCGCCGTGTCGGCTTTATCTTTGTAATCGACGATATGAGAGTGACAGTACCAATTTCCATCACTTGCTTTAGTTGTCCCATTGCGACTACAGGGTTTCCCCGATTTCTGAAGAACACCCTTGCAAGAATGTACCATTTTAGTAGTGGCGATCTTTCCCTTCAAAACAGTTTTCTTAGATGATTTTTTAGACACCGATTTCCCTTTCGAGGGCTCTACATGGACCTTCACATCTTTAAGAAGAATTTTTCCATCCTTTCCAGAACTCTCGATATCGAGTTCATTTATACCATTATCTTCAGCTAATTTCTTAGCAGCGGCAGAAGCAAATTTACCAAGTGATTTTTTAGTCGGAGTTTTTTCAATGTTATCCGATTTATTTATGAGCTCGTTAAGTATGTCTTTGATTTCCTTATTTTCTTTCATCAAAGTTTCATATAGATCGTTGAATTTTTCATCAATATAATTTTTATCATTATTTTTATTAATGTTATAGAACATACTTACAAGAGCATCTTTATATTCTTCTTTATCAAAACCCTTGCACCATTTACCAGTGAAATCGTCAAATGCAGTTTGAATATTAAACTTGGTCTTGGACATTTTCGTGTTGATATCTATGCAATACGTCCATTGTTTATTTTTGTTCCTTGAGACTTATTTTTTTTTAAAATTAATATAAGAAATAAAACTAAAAACACAAAAAGTGTGTTAATTTTAAATGTGTATTAAATGCAAATTCATGTTTGCATGCAGTAACGGAATGTTCGATATGGTGAAAAAATTATTACAACATGTGGACATTAATCACAAAAACAGAAACAACCAAACCGGTATGATGTTGGCATCATATAAAGGTTATTCAGATATAGTTGAATTTCTACTCGAAAAGAAAGGCGACTTCACTAGTACAGATAACTCTAACAATAACACAATGACATTGGCTTGCAGAAATGGACATTTACAGTGTGTCAAATTGTTATATAGATATAATAGTAAATTCTGGTCTGATAGAAATGGACATAGAACTATGTTACTTGCAATTAAATCTGGAAATTTTAAATTGGTTAAATTTTTAATACAAAATGGTGTACCATTGGATTATAGTTTTATAAAAAGTGAAACTCCTCTAATGGTGGCTTCTAAACTTGGAAACTTTTCAATTGTTAATTTACTTGTAAGGAAAGGTGCTGATAGAAATGTAAAGTTAAGAGGAAAAACCGCCGCTGATATTTCATCCAGTATCGATATTAGAACATATCTAAACAATTAATTATTCTTAAAAAAAAATGTTATACATATTCAAATGCGATACAAAGATGAGTTTAAAAATCCACCTTTTATGCCGTTTTTAATATTAATTCTAGTTTTTATCTTATTCATTTTAGTAGTTTTAACAGGAGGATCACAATTAGTATTATAATGATAATTAAGATTAAGTGGTTCACACGATTCGGATATATATCGTGAAAATGTTCTTTCCCCGAAACGTGAAAATGTTCTTTTCCCGAAATATAAAAAATACAATTGTCATTTGCAAAAGCCTGGTCGTCGTTTTGGAAAGATACTGTGTCCAATTTCATATTATTCATTATGAGATAGTACATTTTATCCAGACATTTATTTGATTTTACTTTGATAATATATTCATCATTCCGATTAATAAATTCAAATGTTTCAATTGAAACAATTGAATCATTTAACTTTTTTTGAATTTCTTCATTATTGATTGAAATATATTTTGTTCTCTGAGAATCTTTCTTCATGTTGAATAACACTTTCACGGATCCAAACAAAATCTTGCCGTCTGTTAAATCAACACATATATTCTTTTTCAGGAAATCTATATTTGAAAGATATAAAAAGTACATGTTGTCTGTAAGAAAGTTGTATCTAAATAATTTCGACTCTATGAATTTTTTACAAGAGGATAATCTCTGTCTATTATAATCTGAAACGTATCCACATTGTTTATCAATGGATATAATTCTAAACGTATAATTTTCTGTCTCATCGTTTTTGTACCATGAAAACACAAGAGGAGAATCTTTGTCTATTGATTTGTACATACTCAGGTTATACTTCGTAAGTATATTTTCATCTCCATTCACAGCAAAGTTAGAAGATAAAATGAAGTTATTCATTTTGTTTTTAATATAAAATTGAGAACTATAATTCAATGGTTCGTCGTCAAGAACAATTCCTATACTTACAGCTTTCAATATTGCCAATATAGATCTATCTTCCACAAAAGACGGCCCTTTAAAACTATTCCAATATAAATCACTATAAGCAGATTTAATGTAAAAAGAGTCTTCTTTTTTTATGAACTCAAAATGACAACTTGGATTTAGAAACGCTTCTTTATAATTTGTAATAGGTTTGATAAGAGTACCCGTTTTTAGACCTTCTACACAAGTTAAAGCCATTTCCTGGTCAGAGGAAGATCCAGGAAGTATGATATACTTTCTATTTTGTTCTATAACGTTACAAAATGAAACTTCTAACTCAACAATCCTAAACTTATAATTTATATCTTGTAATGGTCTCTCAGACATCGATTTTGCAAAGTAAGAATTAAATATCTCCATTCTCTTTCCATCTATAAAAATTTGAACATGATCTAGTTCTTGTCTTACATCAAATTCAAACAAATGATTCGGGGTATTTTTTGGCATTAATTTAGACTTTAAGTACATCCCATCTATGAGATTGAATCCGATGTCAAAATCAATGGAAACATACAAATCTTTCCACGCTGATTGAATAATATACCCGTTATTTGATTTTGTTATAATAAATTGACACTTTTTATCGTTTGTATCGTTTTCATTTAAGAATTTCAAATCAGCATTTTGATTGATATCTGGTTCACAAGTTAAAATTTTATTGTCATACGAAAGGATAATACATTTTTTACCAATCGGTAAATTAATTTTACTAGACATATTATTAATGTATAATATTTTAATTTTCCTGTAGAAATGCAGCTATCTTGTTGTATTTTTTTCCCAACGCTATCAGTACTAAATTTATTTTTTTTTCGATGTTTTTGTCTTCTTTTCCCTTTATATTCCTAGGACGAAAATCTAATCCATATTTTTTAGCCATCTTTAACAGTGATATCTTTATCTCTTCTGTATCATTTCCATCAACGTCCCGTTCTGCGATACCTGTAGATTCTATTATAGCGACAGGTAACCATTCTTTTCCTTCTCCTGTGTACACATTAATATAGTGTCTATATTTAATTAACAATTTCATGAATAATTCTTTTTCATATTTGTAATACATACTACCATAGTCTTTCTCTTTTGGTCCATAGTATTCTATTGGGTGATCAGTATCTGGATTTAACATTACTTCTACATTATATAGTAATTCTCTGGTAAGGATTCTTCTTTGTTCTTTTAAAATCTCATCTGAAATCTGCTTTTTTTTTGTAAGTTTTCTTCTTTTCGTTATATCCCTTTCAAGCGTTTCAAATGCTTTTTCTAAAACCTCCATTTATATATACTTAATATAAAAAATCTTAAAAAAAAAAGTATCGAGAACACCCAGAAACTTTAAACTATATTAAAATGGAGATTGACTTTATGGAGACGATCAGAAACTCGTTCAAGGGATACAATCACAAAGACGATCCTGTCAGTAAAATAGAACTATTGAAGACACTGGATAATGTAGTTGCCCATAAAACTTTTGTTAACGATGATAAACTCAATGTCAATACAATGTCTGTTTTTCAGGGAAAGTTAATGGATAACAACGATATAAAGATAAACAAAAACGATATCGTTTATAAAAATGTTCCGGAATACATAAGAATAACAACTATATGCTGCCTTGTATGTAGACAAATAATCGGCAGAAAGAAATCTATTTTCACGGTTGAAATGTATATTTCAGAAATATCTTACATTGGAAATGAAATATTCAAAAAGAACTTTTATCTCGCAGGAACTCTCTATAAAACATATTATGTCGAAGACATATTTAAGATCATGACAGATGCTGTTCCAAAATGGCCCAGCAGGAAAAACTGCATATATCCATCGTTTGATATATTTCCTTCAGAGACCACAAAAGCACCGTCATCTCCAATTCCAAACGATGGACCCGATTTTTCTAATGATGATAGTGTTGTTGAACACGGTGAAGATAAAAAGAAAAAGAAAAAGAAAAAGAAAAAGAAAACCCAACCAATTGTTCCTGTTACCGACTCGTTTGATTCAAACGCAGCAAGTGATTTTCTTCGTAGCCGGTGGATTGAAGCAATGTAGTAATTTTAAGCAAAATTTAGTAATTTTAAGACAAATTTAGTAATTTTAAGCCAAATGATTTAAAAACTCATTATTATATTAATATAAAATGGTACATATTTGTCCAAGATGTAATTACAAGCATAAAAATAAATCCAATCTAAGACACCATTTCAATAGAATAAAAGAGTGTTTGATTACGTTTAAGAATGTTGACATAGAAACATGTAAGACAATGTTGGAGAATAATGATTTACGTGTTTCATGTAAAAAAGAGTTATTTGATATTTCGATTGAAATTGATAAATTGAAATCCCAAATAAAAACACAACAGAACGAGATAGAGAACCTTCGCTCACAGAAAATCAGCAATATTACCACAAATATAAATAACAATATCAATATAATCAATTTCAATATTAATAGTTATGAAAATACTAACTATACAGCTATAAAGGATAAAATAAAAGACTGTCTTGAAGAAAATGTACCTAATTTTGACAAATTAATTAAACTTATTCACTTCAATAAGGATCTTCCTGAAAACCATAATATATTTATATCAAATAAGAAAACAAAAGACATAGTTATTTTTGATGGTGAAAGATTTGTTGAACATGGTTGTCACACAATTAATATAAAAGATGACATGTTAAACAAAGTGATTTATTCTGTCCAGCCGTGGATGGTGAAATACACCAGGAAACAGGATAGTGAATATCAAGAGTCGATTGATAAAGAAATAGAAAAAACTTTATACAACGGTAGACAAATTGTAAAACAGACAAGGAAACTTGTTAATTTGTAGGTTAAGTTAGTTGTTCGCGTCTGCGTATCTGGAAGCTATAAATTTTTTGAAAGTTAGTAAAATGTTTTTGTAGTAAAACAAATGCTGTTGTCGTAAAGAAGACATGCCAAATTTTTCAAAATCATGATCTTTTCCAAACGAATCAAGAATAACAGCTTCATCTATATCGTGACGACAGAACTCATAATCTTGACGAATACCTTTAAATTTTAACGAATCTGGATAATTCAGTTCAGCAAGCATCATACATTCAAGAATATTCCTTTTATTTTTTGATTTCTTGAATTCCATAGAAAGTTTTCTTTTTTCTGTGTGCTGAATCTTCCATATATCAGATTTGTATTTATTAATAGGGTAAGATATATCACATGTTTCTGCAAAGGAACTGCTTCTTCCAAAATCTATGAATTTAAAGTTTTTTCCTCTTTTCCATATATTCTCGAAATGAAGATCGTGATGAAAAATATCAAGTTTATGGAGTTTGTGAATATCTTTGAAAAAGGGATCGAAGAAATGTTGTACTTTCTTGAACCATTTCTTCAAATTTATATGGATGAACTGTGGATTTAGAAATTTCGCATAGAATTCGTAATTTATTTTCGATTTCTTATAACCCACTTTTGTTTTTTTTAATTTGGATACTTCTTTCATATAGTGTAATAACTCTTTATCGGGAGGATTTGTTACGTTTACCAATTTAAATGACACCGATGTTTTATTGGTGTCTACATATTTTCCCAATTGTTCAAATCCGTTATTGTATGCACTGTCCATTATAATTTGTACTCGAAGTTTTTCATTGTTTATCAAAAATATAACAGACGCTATAACCTTTGCAGTTAGATGAACAAATTTAGAACTGACTTTATCGGACAATTCTAGTTCCTTGAGTATATCATGTATATTTTTTTTCTCTTTTCCGTAGAAAGAATACATACTTAAATCAGATTTGTCTATAAACTTCAATGATTTTCCCTTTGGAATTTTATAATCTTCAACGTAAGATATATACTCTTTATTACCTTTTTTTATCATATAAACTTTCTCCTTTGAAGCACCAGAATGTATTTTTAGAATTTTCTGAACAGATCCAGTGAGTTTATTTGAAATATATATTTTTTTTGTGTTTTGTTTGATTTTTTTCCCAAACGGAACACATATTTCCTTTTTTGACAAAAAAATAAGTGGGTTGCATTTTTTCATATTACTACCAATATCCAATATTTTTTTATTGATTACTTATAGAATGAATGTTTTTCGTGATACAGAAATATCCGAATTTCTGAGACTATATCCTCCAACTGAGGAGCTGGTACCTTTTTCCGGTTCTATGTATAAACATTCACTTCACAGATCATTCGAAAAGCAATTAAAGTTTACCATAAAAAATAAGAGAAAACGCGAAAAGCAAATAAATCTCCATATCAAAAACTCACTTCTCAATTGTATAAGAAAATGGGGAGGAATCGTGATTGTTTCTTTCGAAGAAGAATACCCCAATAGACAAGAATTAGAGGAGATAAAGAAGAAAACAGAATCAAAACGTGAAATAGAAATAGAAAAACTAAGACAAGAAATTAATAAGATAAATGAAAACATGGAGTTTTTTTCTCCTGACGAACAAACACTAAATAAAAACAGAATAAAAAAACTTGAAGAAAATATTCGTGAAATACAAGAACAAAGTGCATCGGAATCAGAATCAGAATCAGAAAACAAAAATGTATGTGATAATTGTGGAGCAGAATTGATAACAAATGTAGAAGGTTATATAGCATGTGTAGAATGTGGAAAAGTCTTCGGAGCTGTGGAAGGAACGAGTTTTCAACAATCTACTGGTTTAGCTGGGACTAAAATGCTCGAAACTACCGCAGCTAAACAAGCAGAATCATTGTCTAGGACAGCAGTCGAACGGAGAGCTGCGGGTATGATTCAGATGATACATGATTATATAAGACGATCGAAATATGAAATAATTAATGTTTTACAGGAAAACGACAATTTTAATGTTTCTATAAGAAACATAATTTTTAATAATCCAAATGATAGTCCATCTAAACTTAAAATAAAAATAATACAGATGTTTATAAAACATTTAGTATCATTGAAATGTCAGATTATAGGTGAAATACTTCAAGAAATGAAACAAGAATTCAGAATCAAGAAAGATCTTACCTACTTATTGGATCCTGACTACGAAAACAGGACGAATATTGATAAATTATTTGAACTAATAAGTGAATATAATATACAGTCAAATGAAAACATAATAGAAGTAGCTGCAATTGTAAAGGATATACTTGTAAAGGAAGAAAAAAACACTCAGAAAGACGCTGAAAAAAAGATTAAAAAGGCTTCTGGATTACCCAAATCTAAATATGAAAATGAGTATATAAAAATCAAGAATAAAAATAAAAAGTATAAAAAAAAGAATTGAACTTAAAATAAAGACAAGAAATGAAACAAGATCTTACCTACTAGGTACACCGAAATGAAAACATAAAACAAGTAGCTGAAACCATTAAAAACCTTCCGGTCTACCACTATATTAAAACGATTACAGTGAACAAAAATAAGACCCAATCAAACTGATTTTTTAACAGCAATATCGTTTGCTTTTTTCCTGGATTCAGTTTGCGGAATCCCGAAAACAGGATAAAGATATTCCTGTGCAAGAAGCTCTCCGACATTTTTATCACTTTCAAATTTTTTATGTTTATGTTCACCGTTGGTTGAAGTATAAGTGCTAGTATAAGCTTTTACGAGTTTATCAAATTTTTCAATTGAAAATACACCTGCAAATATACCTTCCCATATTTTAGGATACTTTTGTTTGAATTCGGAATATTTTTCATTTAGTTCGCTTTCCTCGAGATTAATTCTGTCTTTATTTATCATAGAGACTTGGGTCTTGATATATTCAGAATTCAAATTGTTCATTTTGCTATAAACATTTTTTTTATTAATGTTTAAATCGATTTAAAAATTTCATTTTCATATATTATCAATAGCAATGAGTATTCTGAGAAAAATTATAGATAAGATCAGTACAAGAGAAACCAACATTGAATTTGACTTTTACATCGAAGAAGAAATAAAGGTTCAAGAAGGAGAATCACATACGGCTCAGGCCTTACCTTCTTCCACCGAGTTACCTTCTTCACCGAATCTCACTGGTTCAATGAGTTTTCCTTCTTTGATTTCAAAAGTTCCAATATTGAATTTTAAAGAAACTACACAAATCCAGGTTGAAACAACTGATCCCACTGATGGGGAAATAATCTCACTTCCTGGTCTAGAAATAAATAATAACGTTAATAACAGTACTCCTAATCTTCTTTCTACACCTGCTCGTGAGTCTACTCTTACACCCGTTACAATAGAGATACCTAGAAGAATTAGTTACAAATCACTAATAGAAATGATACATAGAGACAATATAATGAAACTACAAGAAATCAAAAGATTAAATGAAAAAATACATTTAACAAATAAAATGATGTTTGTAGTTTCAATTGGATTGATGTTGGCTATACTCGTAAAATAATCAAAAAAAAATTCAAAAATAATATTACGCAAGTAAATTGTGTCAAAGAATATTGTAGAAATGAATTCGTTCGATTATCATCCTAATACCCTTTGCACAGAATGCAAAACTTCGGAATATCTAATCACTACAGACGAGGCGAGTCTGGTGTGTCAAAACTGTGGTATGGAAATTCAATCGAGAATGATATGCAATGGAAGGGATTGGTTCAATTATGAAGACGGACAGGATAATTCCCGTGTCGGTTACATTGATGAAGCTAACCCTTATGCTGCATGTGGTTCTTATATAAAGCCAGGAAGTTTTATCATCATTGGTAAAAAACAAGACGGTACTGATATTAAAGTTGATTTATCTAGAATTCATACATCTGTAACCTATACATCGAAACAAAGATCATATGATACCGTATCAAAGGAGTTTTCCAGATTGGAAGATTCCGGGATGTTATCAAAAATAGTTGTTGATACAGCAAAAAGGTATTGGGGAAAAATCATGGATGGTCGTGTACATAGAGGTTCAAATCGAAAAGGTATTCTTGCTTCTTGTATAGTTTATTCTTGTTATGAAAATAAATGTGCAATGTCCAGGAAGGATGTATCTAAATTGATGTTATGCAAGAAGGAAGACATCACAAAAGGAGAGTATCTTTTTATAGATATGGTAAAGGGTACAAGTCTGGAATATATTCTAAAATTTTCTTCTAAGACAGAAGAAATGTTTCAAAGAAATTTATCTAAATTTAATCTTGATACAATTACATATAAACATACTAAAATGTGCTTTGATTTATATATTCAACTTTTTGATAAATTTGAAAATATGAAACCAGAATCTGTAGTCGGGGGGATTATCTCTTATATACTAAGAGAACAAGAACAAATGAAAAAACCCTCGAAAGGGGAAATATGTACAATTGTTGGTGTATCCAATCCAACAGTAAATAATATTGTAAACTTGATCAAAAACTATAAACAAAACCCAACAAAAGAAGTCTAAAGATTATAAAACTTAAATTTGAATTTATTTCCATCTGAAATGTGCCTTATATAACTATTATAAATCCTTCTTATTGCTTTGGATAGTTTTAATTTTCCTACGTCTCTTATATGTTTCCATCCAAAAGATGTTATTTCTACGTCATCGATCGGCTTTTGTGAGATTTCGAATGATTTTGGAACATGTACAACAAAAAAAATGTAAGTTATATTTTCTATACTTGTTGACAGTTTCATACATTTATCAAGATTTATATTTTTTATCGAATCATTTCCAGTTTCTTCATAGAATTCCCTCTTTGCACAATCTGTAATTGACTCATTTTCTTCTTTTTCTCCTTTTGGAAATCCATAACAATTGTGGTATGATTCGGTAACCCATAAGTGGGTATTGTTTTTAACTAACACAATTCCAACCTTTTCTCTATGATAAGGAGCAGTAATCCATTCTCTATCCCAATAACTATCCGGTATTTGTCTGTCACTGTGAAAAAAACCACAATATTTGCATTCTGTCCATTTGACCGAATTCCATTTCCATATGTGTTTTTTATTATCTATTTGTATACCACTCGATACTCTATCAGGTTTTTTTCTACATGTCATTCTATTAAATAGAATTTATATATTTTTATATGTATTAAAAACAAACTTAATTTATAAAGGAATGATATAATATGACCAGTAAAAAAGCATTTTACAGTACAGCAACTGTTCAACATTTAATAACAAATGAACGAAATCCATCCGATACATCCGAAGACCCAAAATCGTTTCCTCGTAGTAGTGGTCTTATGGTTACCCCGAGTAGATACGTTCCAAATAGAGTAGATATAACTGGATACGTATTAACAGCATATGATAACTATGGAAAAGCTGTATGGGCTCCTAGTTCAGGAGGAGGAGGAGGAGGCGGTGGGGGTTCTGTTCCAGCAGGTACAAGGAAAGGAGCCGTTCAGATAAGAAATGTAGATGGATCGAGTTTGGATGCTTACGATGGATTTTACTGGGAAAATAATATTCTGAATGTACCAGGTAAAATAACAAATTTATCCACCCCAACTGAAAATAATGATGCCGCGACAAAATTGTACGTTGACAGTATAGCTTTAGCGGGGGTATCGTGGAAAGACTCAGTTAGATTCACAACTACTGGAAATGTTAATTTGGGTCTGTTTGGTTCTAATTCAGGTATTGGCGTCATAAATGGGTTAGATACAACTCTTTCAGTTGTTGAAAATGATAGAGTTCTCCTAAAGGATCAGATAAATCCTGTTCAAAATGGGATATACGTCGTTGCAAATAATATGCAAAATTGGAAACGATCGTTTGATTTTGCATTAAATATAAAAGCATCCGGTGCTGCTGTTTTTGTAACAGAAGGAACAAATTTCAACGATAAAGGGTTTGTCTGTGTCTCTGATTCTGCAGTGGTTGGCAATGCTCTATCGTGGTCCCTCTTTACATCGACAACATTATATCCAGGTGGAAATGAAGATGGAGACATACAATATAAATCTGGAAATGTGTTTGCTGGTTCTGTTTCCCTGAGGTGGTTGAATAGCACGCTCACTGTAGCTGGATCGGTATCTTCGAATTCTATTAATTTGAATAAAAATAATAATTCTGTAACACTTTCTGCATCCGACACATCTACTAGTTATTCTATAAAACTTCCACCTACAGCTGGAACAGATAGAGATGTTCTTACAACAAATGGCTCTGGTGTATTGTCTTGGGGGAAACCTGGATCTAACTATGGAGTATCGAGAGTAGGTTCAGGTTACAATGGTGGTAACCCATTCGTACCAAGTATATCGGACGACATTATATTAGTAACCGGTACAACAACGAATGACATTTTTATACAATTGCCAAATATATCAGATGTTGGAAAAATACATTACAATATTTTCGATGCAGGAAATGCTGATTTACATTCGATTACAATAAGAATAAATCCTATGAATAACACAGACAAAATATATTTCTTTAACGATAACACCGGTCCTATAACAGAGTTTGTACTTTCGGCGAGATACAACTCAGTACAATTGATAAATGATGGCCAAAATTATTGGTACGTATATTAAGTTTATTTTATAAATTAAATTTGTTTTTTAATGTATATATTATGCCAATTACACAGCGTCAGAATAAGGGTGTTACTGGCTCTGTTCAATATTTAGATACAGATGGTTACCCTACTGGAATATCTGACTTTATATTTGAGTCGGATAGTTTGAGACTTATTGCTCCTAATGTTTCAAATGGAAAAGTTGTAATGGGTCAGTCAAATATAAGCGGACTAGATTTCTCGGAAATACTTACGGACGACAACGCAACATCAAAAGTCTATGTAGATAATTATGTTTCTGGTATAAAATGGAAACAACCCGTTGATCTGGTATCTGTTTACGATATAACAACACCTTGGCCACCGGGTGGAAATAATCCCAATTTGAATATTCTTGATAATACACCATTGAACGGAGGAGAAAGAGTTTTAATTATGTATCAACAAAACAAGAAACAAAATGGTATATATACTGTAAACAATAGAACGGGTTGGATTCGTACACTTGATCTGAATGAAGGGTCGAGTGCAAAAAGCGTTGCTGTTTTTGTTAACGGTGGGAACACTCAGAAGTATTTCTCATTTGTTTGCAATGACCCAAATCCAATTGTTGGAGATCAATACGGGTCATCTGGTAATGAACTAAACTGGGTAAAATTCTCAAAAGGAGAATTTCTTAAAGCTGGAGATGGTTTAACTAAAACGTCTGAATATTTTTATGTAAATGTTGACAATCAAACTATTGAAACGAGTTTGAATATTCTCCAGTTGAAGGATTTCGGTGTTGTTAATTCAAAATTAGCAGATCGCAGTGTAACAACCTCAAAACTAGCAGATGGGGCGATAACATCTCAAAAAATATCCGAAGGTTCAGTATATGGCGATAAACTGTTAAATGGAAGCATAACAAATGAAAAGTTACAGAATTCAACTTTAAATTTTATATCTTCCAGTGGAATATTGACACCCGGTATATCTTCACTTGGAAACACAGTGGACTTGTCTGTCGATCATACTGTACTTCGAACACACGGAAATCAAAGTTGTTCTGGTGTACAGTACATCACAAATCAGACAAATTCTATTAGCCCTGAGACAGGTTCCGTTGTAGTGAGTGGTGGTATTGGTGTTGGAGGAGATATAAACACACAAGGTATTATTAAAACTTTTACCGGTGTAAATATCGGAGATTCCACTGTCATGACAATAGGTAGGTTGTCTGGTATAGTAACAGTAATAGAAAATACAGACGCTGTTAATAAATTATACGTAGACAATTATATATCTGGTATAAAATGGAAAACACCGTGTAAATTGGCTTCTGTTTCAAATGTTATTGCAAGCGGGGTACAGAATATAGACGGATCGGTAACTATGTCAGGAGATGTCGTTTTGTTAAAGGATCAACACGATCAAAAGACAAACGGGATATACATATCAAACTCGGACGGGATATGGTTCAGACACCCAGACATGGAATCTGGAAATGTTGACAATTTCGCAACTTTTATAGAAAAAGGAACATCAAATGCATCTAGTTCATTTGTTGTATCCAATTCTCCATGTATAATCGGTACAGATATTATAATATTCACTTTGTTTTCAAAAAACATGGATATTTTACCTGGTTCGAATTCTGGTCTTAGGAAAACAGGAACAGAACTATTTGTAAATGTAGACAATTATAGTGTAAAAATGAACGATTCCGGTAAACTGATTGTAGGAACCATAATTTCCCAGAATGTATCTTCCGGTTGTATTAGAAACGTTCATATCTTGGACGGTACAATCGATTCTTCCAAGTTATATGGAAATATACCTATATCAAAACTCGAAAACAGTTCAATTACTTTAAGTACAGGTTATGGACTTTTAGGAGGAAATACAGTAGAATTAGGAAAATCTTTGGAATTGTCTGTTGATTCTAATTTATTCGTACAGAAAAATCTTAGAGAAGCGAATATATTTATAGGCGATTCTTCGAATACACCACAACAAAGAACCATATATGGGGATATATACTTAGACTCTACTGGACGTGCTACATTAGAAAACGGATCAGTTACAAATTCAAAGATCACAATTGGTACAATATCAAATGATAAGCTTGTGAATTCGGTTATAAACTTTATAGGGTCATCCGGTATAACTGTATCCGAATCCACAGTTTTACTTGGAAATACATTAACAATAGGACTAGATTCGAGTGTGATAAAAGATTCAGGTGGAGTAATACACGGTAACTTGATTTTAGACGGAATAAACACCGATCTAACTAGCGATACACTTACAATTTCAAACGGAGGATTATGGGTGAAGAAAAATATATTCCTTGGAAAAGACATAACGATTGGAAATGACGTATTTGTAGGAAACAACATTACACTTAATGGTGATATAACCATAGGAAAAGATGTATCTGTAGGAAACAACATTATACTTAATGGTGATATAACTGTAGGAAAAGATGTATCTGTAGGAAACAACATTATACTTAATGGTGATATAACTGTAGGAAAAGACATGTTAGTTGGAAACAATATTTCTGTAAACGGAAATAGTGATATTGGTGGTAACATTTCACTGGACGGGGATGCTAATATAATGGGAAATATTTCTGTTGAAAAAGATATAAATTGTTTAGGATCTATCAAAACAAGCAAATGTATACATTTAGAAGATCCTTCTCCTTCAAGCTTATTCAAGACTATTGTACAGTCAAACGATTTAACAGGTGATTGGGTTTTTACTTTACCATCAAACGGTGGAAATGATGGTGATGTACTCGTTACAGACGGAACAGGTAAAACGAAATGGGAAAAGTTATCAAAAGGTTGGAAATATAGAACGGTTTATTCTGATACAGTTGCTGATTATACTGACGATGTTATCGGTGTAATGACATCTGGTGATACAAATCCAATTACTGTTTTGTTACCAGTTATAAATGGTAAAAATAAAATTACGATTGTAGATGAAGGTGGATATTCTGATATTGGAAACATTGCTATTATCGCTTCAGAATCGAATACAATATTAGGAAATCCATCAATTATTATTTCAGATAAATATAACGCATATTCTTTATATTGTAGAGAAGGTTCAACAAATTGGTTTGTTTGTTAATAATCTTTATAGGATTAGAAATTATTTTTTTAGTGAGTTTAAAATGGTTTTTTTTTAATATTATTTATTATTATCGCTATGGATGGTTTAAACGATGATCAGAGAAAGCAGGTTCTTGACAAGGAAGTTGTTACTCAGGTACTGATGATTGCTCAAATATGCAAAATAATCGAAGGATGCACCCAAAGAGGGGCTTTCCGTCCAGAAGAACTGTCGTATGTAGGAAGTGTGTTTGACAATCTTTCGAAGGTTGTAAATGACGCTATTGTACAGGTAAAAGAGAACGATAACAAACCTGCTAGTATTCAAGAATTAGAAGTAGAAGGAGAGGAAGAGAAATAACTGGTTATTTCGCGATTTCCCCGGACTCTGTTTTGTTTTGATCGTAGTTCTTTTTCCCATAATAGCCTCGCTATTTCTTTTTTACATGTTGATGAAATTTCTGTAGATCCATCTTTTTTAACTTTTCTAGGGAAAACGTTTCCATTCGCATCGGTAACGATAACTTCGAAAATAGTATATAAAGGAGACATCAATTGATTTTCCAAATAATACAGTACATCTGGGATACATTTTTTTGGATTTTCCTTCGCATAATCCGGGTCTTCTACACGATCCTGTTGAAGAACACTTTTATCACTTGTTTGTATAAAAATATAAGGAACTCTATCCCCGCTTTTTGGAGCGGTCATTGGATCCCTGGATTTCATTTTCTCTGCTAGAAACCAGTGTGCTGGTTTTGTTATTTTATGTCCAGCTTTAGATGTTTCAATATATGACGATTTTAAAGACTTCGAGAGAACAAGTTGATCTACAGGAATTTTATTATTTAACAAATCTTTTATATAAGATCTAGCGACATTCTTAGCTTCTTTAATATCGATATTATAAAGTAACTCTTTAAACAAACATTCAGATACAGTTTTAACAAGTTTACAGTTGTCTCTTCTCACTGCCTGGATTCCCTTGATGTCTCTTTTACTGTCAAAATAAATTTTTCCATTTTCGTCTCTTTTTTTCTCGTAGCACAGATTCGCATATCTTTTTTTTCCATACAGATACATTGGCCACATGATCTTTTCCATTTCTAATTCAATTGGATCTTTGAATGTTTTACTTATTCTATCAGCACATATCTGAGATATTTCCCATATTTTTTCCAGAACAGTTTCCTTTGACATGTTTTCCTGTCCTGGAATTGTAAATCTAGTATAAATAGAATCTGTGTCTCCGTATATCACATGTGCTTTAACTCCATCACATTGAACAGACCCATCGTACCACGATTCGGCGCATGTTTTAGAGTGTTCTATCATTTTTCGTCCGTTGTATGTAACAGTAGAACTAATTGGTTTACACGGAATACTGAAATTAGATGATCCAAATGCTCCGTAAATCGAATTCATACTCACTTTAATCGCCAATTGTTTTCCATTCAAAACACCAGCCATCATTTTGTGAGACTGTTGTTCTGGATATTCTCTAGCTTTCACCAGTTCTGTCTCCATTTGTTTTTTTACTTTCTTTCTTTCTATCCATAGATTCTTAAGAATTCCGGGGATTAGACCCGGAACGTTTTGTACGAATTTATAGTTTCCACCTTCCCATTGGAAATGAGAATACTCTATTCCATTGATATTATCAAATTCTTTATGTTTCACAAATGTTGTTGGGCATAAATTCCAAGCAATCATTATACTCGGATAAAGGCTTGCAAAGTCCAGACCTGAAATTGGGCACAAATGAGCCCCGATCTCCGGTGGTAGAACAGTTGCCCCCTCGAAAGGAATGTCTGCTACTCTTTTTTGTGCCATTGGTATCAGATAATTTTCTTTTCTTGCAGTGTAAGCTATTTGGGAATGGACTTTGATTGTTTCTCCTCTTAGAATCAACCACATGAAGGGGACTCTCGTGATTTTTGACATTTCTATAAGATTCACAACCATATTGAACATACTTGCCAGTTTAATAGGTAAAAAAGTATCTTGACAGCAGTAAGCAGCAATTCTGGCTCTTGAATCCGGTGTACCACCTGGTCCAGACATTTCGAAGATTTCTTTTACAGTAACTGGGTGTTTTTTATTTTTCAGATAAATATCTGAAACGTCATCTAGTTTATATGATTCCAATTTTTTATTCTTTCTAAACCAATGGAGTAAATCAAATTGATTCACACCTGGAATATGGATGTACCTAAAATAATTCATACCAAATGCGTTACTTTCAAAAGTATCGTCTTTAAATTCAGACTTCATTTTCGAGATTCTGGACATTCTAGAAATAATTTCTTCCATTCCAAGAAACTCTGCTCTTTGTGATATGTATTTCCAATCGAAATCGTGTATATTGTAACCTATAATTAGATCAGGGTCAGTTTTATCTATTAGGTTAACCCAAGCTGAAATTACCTGTGATTCAGTAGCGTATGATTCTACAATACATCCTTCTACATTAGAACATTTTCCAAGAACAATAATATGACGAAGAACAGAATCAGAATTTTGTCTACAGAACCCAGATCCAATTTGAGTTATCGTGTTTTCATCAACAGAAGGGTCTGGAAAAGATCCATCGACGCTATAGCACTCAATATCAAAAGACAAAGTGACGAGAGAAGCTGTGTCTGCCTTTTCTAGAGGAAAAACATTTTTCCAGAAAGTTGAATAACACAACTGGCACCTTGATAAAGATTCTGTTTCAGATAAAGAGTTGTATTCTACCTTTATCCATCCACACATTAAGATTTCTCTTATGTAAGTAAAAGTTAGAACAGGGCCAGATTTTGTATCATATACTTTGAATACGATAGATTCGAACCCTTCGATTGGTTTTTGAAACAGGTAAATAATCCTTTTCATCGACTCTTCACTACTGAAAACCAGTCTCACAAATTTAAACACTTTATTGTTATTGAAACCATCTATATCTTTTTTATTAACCAAAGTAACACTCAATAGAGCATCCCTATTATAAAATAATGCTTTTTGAAGCTGATATTTAAGTTCCATCGTATCAGTTTCTGTGAAATCAAAAGGAACTTTAACGTAAAAAAAAGGAGTATAACCCTGTATGTCCAGGCAAACTGATCTTCCGTGTTTATCTACACCAAAAACGTATATATGAAAAGTATTGCGCTTGTTTTCTCCTGTAGAAGTATCTTTAGACTCCCATGAAAACGTCATGAATTCTAAGTCTTCCCCAACATTTAGATCACATTTTTTACGGATGAAGGAATCCATTCTTTTTCTTTGAATTGTTTTAGATTTTTAACTGATTTTTAAGTTACATTCACTAGAATACACTTTTTTTTGTAATGAAACATGTTAAATACTGAATTTACGATTTACTTTAATGGTTTTTTTGTCTAGGCGATTGTTCCTCTTGTCGATGAATTCTTCATGTGACGAAGAAGATCTATAGTCTTTCAACTGCTCACATATTTCGAGCATGGAAACTGAAAATTTAATTCCTTTTTTACCGACATCAGAAATCGATATCCATCCAAACGAAGATATCTCGATGTCGTCGTTCGGGGTCGTTCTGATATCGAACCACCCATATAAATTGATGATGAAGAAATGGTAATGGACCCTAGTTATGCAGTTAAACCATGTGATCTGTGGACACGCTGTGAAATCTTTGAACGGGAATATTTTTTCCAGATCAGTACCAGTTTCCTCCTTAAACTCCCGAAGAGCTCCAACAATAGGAAACTCATCGTCTTCAGAGTTTCCTTTTGGAAACCCGAATAAATTGGAATACGACTGCGTTGTGAAGATTTTATCTCCCTTCGATAGGATGATACCATTTACATAACGAGTCTTTTTAGGATAAAGAGGAACAGAACTCCATTTGTTCCAGTAATCTTTTGGAATAACGCGGTTACTGTGAAACAACCCACAGTTGCATCTCGTCCAATCCGCTTTTTCCCATAGCCATTTGTCGGCCACAAAAATTCCAGTCTTTATACCGGGAGGAGTATTGTGGAACATTGTACATTGAATTTTTTTATATTCAAATTCACTAATCTTTGTTTTTTGGAAAAAAAAAGGTCTTTGTTTTTTGGAAAAAAAAATCAATCAGGATTTTGAAATAAATTTAAAACAGAGTCTACAGTCTCATTATAAAAATACCAAAATCTCGCATAAACAGAATCTGGTTCAATAACAACTGTGTTTAATTCAGTATTACTTAAAATAAAATCTTCAGCGCTACCCCATGATCTGTGGAAACATATCCAACAGTATCTTTGAGAATATGAACTTGCTGAAGTTCCACATACTTTACATATTTTGTGAGTCGATCGAAGAAGACCAATAGAATGTAAACTCACTGTTTTGAGAACCATTTTTATTCTTTTATTGTATTTTATTTTTTAAATATCTTACCAAAGATAGTAATGAGATAGAATCTTCGCATTAAATAGACCTTTTGATTTTTTCCATTCTTTTGATAATGCTTGTCTCTTGCCTGAAACACCAGAATGGCGCAGAAAGTATCTTCTTCTTCTGTTTTTATCATAATGGTTCTTTGATCTATAAATTTTTATACTGGTGCTGTCTTTGTACTGTTGATATCCAGTAGCCCCGAAATGTATTTTTCTTGTTTTTTTTGTAACTAAATTCTGCACAATAGCCATGTATTTCTTTCCAGTACTTGGAGATTTCACTATTTTTACTATCTTTTCTCGTTTCATTATAAGTAGTGCAGGTACTTTTTTATACACGCGTTTTCCATTTCGCGTGGTTGTAACGCGAATACCGAGTTTTTGCGCTGTTTTCTTGATTTTGGCGAGGCCCATTTTATTGGCCACAGACTTTTTCTTGGAAACTGGGCGTTTGATGGTCGCTCGGCGTTTGGTGCGACCAAAAGCCAAATATTGCGATATGAGTCCAGGGGGGATTCCTCTTCCTTTTTCAATGCGCCCTGCCTTATTTCTATTTTCCAAACGGATCATATCTTCTGCAATTATAGAGTTAGCTACCTCAGTGCGTCCATTTCTTCTAGCCAGATCAAGTGCTGTTCTCCCTTCGATATCACGTACTGAAATTTTTGCCCCTGCAGTCAGCAATAATTTGACCACTTCGGTGCGCCCTTGCCCAGCAGCCGATTGTAAGGGTGTCTTTCCGGCGGAGTTCGCAGCATTGACATCGATACCAGGGGCAGCTAGGAGCAATTTGACCACTTCGGTGTTCCCTACCACCGCAGCGAAGTGTAAGGTTGTCTTTCCGGTGGAGTTCGCAGCATTGACATCGATACCAGGGGCAGCTAGGAGCAATTTGACCACTTCGGTGTCCCCTACCACCGCAGCGAAGTGTAAGGGCGTATATCCGGTGGAGTCCGCAGCATTGACATTGGCCCCTTTGGCCAGCAACAATTTGACCATTTCGATGTTCCTGTTATCAGCAGCAAAATGTAAGGGTGTTTTTCCGTCGGGGCCTACGAAATTTACATTGGCTCCTTTATCAATGAGCGATCTGACTTTGGAGAGATTGTTATTTTTTGTTGCCAATAGTAGACCAGTATTTCCAAAGGAATATTTCTTCATTTTTTTTTTTTTACCAACCATCTTTTTTCGCACAGCTATTTGTTTGGTACCGAGTTTTCGCGCTGTTTTCTTGATTTTGGCGAGGCCCATTTTATTGGCCATA